GATGAAGCTTTGGCCTCTGCGTTAGCTAGTAAAACTGGTAGAAAGATACTTTCTAATTATGCCAGATTTACTGGTGCGTTTAAAACTGCAAAAATTGGTGGTAACTTAGCTGTCGCTACAACGAATGCTGTAGTCGGCAACTTGAGTATGACAAGCATGTATGGAATTGATGTACTTAATGATAGGTTCTTTAGTTCTATGAAAAAGGCCTTATCTATTTCACGTGGAAAAAATGAAGCGGCAATGAATGAGTTCTTGTCTGATCCAGCTATGTTGGAAGTGATGAAAAAATATCCTACTGTTTTCCAATCTGTCTTTGGTTTAGACCCAATGTTGGCTCAGGGGAATCAAGCTTATTTCAGGAAGGTTTTAGACTTTGTAGAAAGTTCTGCTGGTAAAAGTGCAGTCAATGCTGATGACGCTAGAAAAATAGAAGAAGCTTTTGTAGATACATTTAGCAAAGAAGGAAAGAATGCAATAGGAAAATTACAAAAAGCTATGAAAGGTGTTACTAAAGGAGTCCCTACACAGAAAGAGATGTTAAAGGGAAGTACTGGAACATTGAATGCTGCTATGAGCGGAAAGCCTTCTGCATTTATTACTGAAGAAATAATGCGTGGTCCATATTTTTCTTTTGTAGATAAGGTAAAGAAAATGGCTGATGATGGGAGCTTCATGGCTAGAGGGCTTCATTGGTATATGACTAAGCCAATGGAAATGTATAATACAGTAGACCAAACATACAGGGTTGGAATAATGAAGCATCTTTGGGATAATGGTATCACTGAGAAGGAGTTGTTAAGAGTTACAAAGAGAATTCCTTTAAATCCAGAAGACGTTGTTAAGAATGCTGGAAGGAACATATATAAAATAAAGCCAGAAAAGGGAATGGAGATAGCTAGTGAAATGTACATGAACTACATGGCTATGCCTTCATTTGTTAATATAATGAGAGTGCTACCAATAGCTGGTAGTCCATTCTTCTCGTTTGCGTACGGTATGGGTGGTCTTGCTGCAAAGACAGCAGTACATAACCCATCATTTTATAATAAGGTTCAGTTCTTATTACATGAGATGTCTGGAGATAGGGGACCTATAGAAAAGGAAGCATTAGCTTCTCCTTATTACAGTTATCTAGACAGGGAAGGGTACGTAAAGATTCCATTTTTTGAAGAGAACCCAGTATATTTGAATGCGGCTAATATGTTGCCACACTATACAATGAATATTTTCCAACCAGTTGAGAGAACTTATAGTGAAAGATTCGGATCGCAGGTTGCTGCCATAGTAGATAAGATGCCATTTTTGAAAACTCCAGAAGGACAAGTACTGTTCGATTATGTTATTCAGCCGTTGATATTGAAAGAAGAGAATCCAAAGGGAATGTTCGATCAACCATTATGGCCTACAGATGCTACTGGTTTAGAGAAGTTCGGATATGGAGTTAGGCAGATGGCAGAATCTATTTCACCACCGTTAGCTGGTGTAGCTGGGTTGGTAGCGCCTACAGATGGCACAGAGGCTGCTACAGAATTCATACCATCATTTAGGTGGAGACAAATAGCTAACGCTACAAGAGGTAAAACATCAGTTGGAGTATTGGGTAATGAAGATCCTACACGTAGGACAGTAAGAGCACTTGGTGCTTTGGCTGGATTCCCAACATATGCTCCAGATTTAACATATGCTAAGAAAATTAAAAAATAACATTATGATAAATGGAATGCCTGGGAACATGCCACAACAAACTCCAGGACCACAAATGCCAGAACAGCCAATGGATGAACACGAAGAGGCAAGAGGTGTAATCAGAAAACAGAAGTATGAAGAAGAACTAGGGAAGGTAGAGGCTGCGAAGAAGAAAGCAAATGCAGACAGGTATATTTCTAAAAATAAGATAAGAAAAGTTAAGCTTGAAATGCTTAAAGAGGTTTATGATTCAATGAAGGCAATGGGTGTTGACCCATCTGATATAAATTCTGTTGGAGAGTTCTTGCAAGTATTAGAACAACAGGATCCAGATTTAGTAAGACTATTTGAAATGGTTATTAATACATTAACACCAGAAGATGATATCCCAGGAGGTCAGGAGCAATCAGCACAACAGGAGCCTAATCTAATGGATCAACAAACAGACCTGACAAATAAAATAATGAGATAAAATGAAATTTAAAAATTATGAAAGGGAGTATGAGTATGTCTTCAGCGATGAAGAAAAGATAAAGCAGAAGTGTGACATTAACAAAGTCGGTGTACATTTAAACAATCCAGGAAGTGAAGCTGTTTATAGTAAGTTGTTGCAAGAGACATTCGGTTCTCTGCATGATGAGGTTTTTAATCATATGGTTAAGATCACATGGTTGATAAGACGTTTCACATATAACGGAGTTAGACGTAAAGAGCATAAAGCAAATGGCATGTACTTGGATAAGGCATATGCAGTATATATGCGAGATTATATCGGTTATGATAATAAAATGTTTATTGGTCGGTATTCATGTATATCAAGAGTGATGAGCTATGTGGACGATTTCTATATCAACTTTGATGATATTAGTCCGTTCGAACATGAGTATAAGTATCCATATAAGTATATGAAGTTTGAATTTATATCATTGGTATATATGATGGAAGAGCGGATGGAGCTTTTAGATTATTGTGAAAAGAAGCAAATGAAATACAGTGAGTTCTTGGATTATGTTATCAACTATATTGGTTGTTATAATAATGAACACGGAGAAACATATGCATTTCTGTTTAATATTGGAAGTTTACCATACATAAAAATCTTATGAAAAAATTAAAGCCAGTTGTCTTTGTACAAGGCGACCGTGAATTTTATAGAGAGAATAAATACGCGCAAACGATTCTGCTCAAAGCTATGAGCGATGGTATAACAGACCCAAAGGAGTTGATGCGTGTTGCTGGATTGCAAAAAGTTGCTGATGTCTATAGGACATTGGATAAGCTTTCAATACGCAAAGAGTATCACAACGCGTTATCAAGACAAGGAATATCATTAGACAAGATAGTTAGTGGTATCAAAGATATATGTGAGGGTGATAGTTCTGATTCTGTAAAATTAAAGGGTTACCAGACTTTACTGAAGTCTCTAGGTCTAGATAAGTATGAAAAAGATGAAGAAGCAGCTAAAGGCTGGGAGGAAATCATTATTGATATAAACGAGAATAAGGATAAGAAGGCTGAAATACTGGATGGTGAGTTCGAGAAATACAAAATAGATAGACCAGAAACTCCAGCTGATGAGTTGGAAAGGCAAGAAAAAGAGAAAGAGGTTGGTAAAGAACTATATGCAGATTAAAAATAAAGAGCTTTTAAAAAAGCTATACGACCCTAAATTCTATTTAGAGAATTTTTGTCAGATAAAAGGTAAAAAACAAGGTTCTTTAATTCCATTTATATTAAATGAAGCTCAAAAGGATCTGTTCAACGCTGTTAGACAGTGTTCTCGTACTATAATACTTAAAGCTCGTCAGATCGGGTTTTCTACTGCGATGGTTGGCTATTATTATCATAATACGATAATGAACCCAGGCACCAATACTGCACTGATTGGATATAACTCTGAGTTAACAGCTGAATTACTCGATAAGGTCAAGACATTCTATAGGACAACACCAGCATCATTAAGGCCAACGATTCATTACAACTCAAAATATGAGATCAGTTTCCCAACAATAAACTCTAATATCAAGGTTCTACCATCTACAGTTAATGTAGGTAGGGGATATACATTACATAATGTTCTTGCTACTGAGCTTAGTGCTTGGGAAGACGCTGAAGAAAAGATGATGACATTGGAAGCTTCTGTACCAATCGGTGGAAATATGACAATAGAATCTACCCCTAGAGGTCAGGGTAACCTTTATCACAGGATGTGGATGATGGACAATGACTATGAGAAGAGGGAATATGGCTGGTGGTGGGGATATACTAGAAAAGAGATAGAGATTATCAGGAAGAGAATGAATAACCCACAGAGGTTTGCTCAGGAGTATGGATTAGAGTTCTTAGCATCTGGTAGGAATGTATTCGATCAGGGAGTCATAAAAGAACAAAGAGAAAACGTATTAAGGGTTGGTGACAAGGTAGATGATGACGGGAAAGAGAGAAAAGTTGATATCATGGATGATTTAAGAATTTATAAGCTTCCAAAGCCAGATGAATTCTATGTATGCGGAGTCGATGTATCTGAGGGTGTTCAAGGCGGAGATTATTCTGTAGCAACATTCTGGAATAGAAGAACTGGTGAAGAGGTAGCAATGTTCAGAGGGCTTATGCCACCTGATATATTTGGAGAAAAGTTAAATAAATGGGGTCGTTATTACAACAATGCACTGATGACTGTTGAGGTTAATAACCACGGATTAACAACATTAACAATTTTAAAACAACTAATATACCCTACTCTGTATTTCAGGCCTGCGAAGTTTGAAAGCTTGGGAACACAGAGCACTGATAAGATGGGATGGAAGACTACTAAGGTCACAAGGCCTTTAATGATAGACGAGTTCGCACAAGCTGTTAGGGAAAGGGCGTTAACAATACATAGCAAAGAGCTGTTAGATGAGATGTCAGTGTTCATATACAATGACGCTGGTAACATGGTACCGCAGGAAGGCTTCCATGATGATACAATCTTCTCAGCTGGTATTGGGTGGCAAGGTTTCAAAGTGATGTATCACAAGAAGCTTGAACAACTTGATTATCAAGACCACATGCCCACTACATTTGCATATTAATAAAAATAAATTAATTAATACATATGGCTAAAATACATACATATGATGCTCAGAAATTCGGTGGCAAGAAAGAAGTAGCTCTAGTAAATAAGTTCAACATACAAGTTGATGACGCTAGGACTTACTTTGTTAATTGTATTAAACCGAGGCTCGATAGATCGTATAAATTGTATATGGCATACAACGGTGACCGTGCTAAAGAGATAAAGCGATGGCAGTCAAATATATTCGTGCCATATATACACAGTGTAGTAGAGACTTTGATGCCAAGGATTTTAGATGCCAGGCCAGAGTTTGTAGTACAAGGTAGAACTGAAGATGATCAGTTAAAAGCTGATAAACTTAATAACCTTTGTGATTACACATGGGAAAAAGCTAAAATGGACGACACATCAGAAATGGTGACAAGATCGTCACTTGTTTATGGTAGCGGATATATACAGGCTTATTGGAAGAGAGATGAACGTGAACACAGCTTTCTAAAGAGTAAAAACATAGACAAGAAAAAACTGCAATGGGACAAAAAAAGCAAAGTCTTTTATGATGGACCATATGCTGAATGGGTAGATAACTATGGCCTTTGGTATGATTGGCACAATGTGCAGAGAGACCAAAAACAATATTGGTTTAAACGTCTAGTTATTACTGGTGCTGAAATACGAAGGAGATATCCAGGAGCTGAGAAGAAACGAGTTGATTCAGCGCTGGATAGTGGTGGTGGAGACTTGCAAGATTTTGCTTCTATCAGAAATGAGATTAAATTGACACAGGACAAAATAACAAAAGGGGCTGACTATTCTAATCCGTTTGGTAGTATAAGTGGTGAAAGGTACATGGACAATATAGATCCAGATCTAAAGTTCCACGAAGTATTCGAATGGTGGAGACCTTTTGATGACTCGTATTCTGTAATGGTTAACAATGTGCCAATTCTTAAAGGTGCTGAAATGCCAATGCCATATGACTTCAAAGAAGCTCCATTCATAGACATTCCTTATTTGAAATTACCTAATGAGTTCGAAGGATATGGTCTACCAATGATATTGGAGAATCCCCAGATAATGCTGAATATGATTAAGAATCAGAGGCTAGACGCTATGTCATTGAATATTCATAAAATGTGGATAGTAAATCCATTAGCTAATATTGATAAGAAAGATCTAGTAACAAGACCATTTGGAATTATTTATTCTACTGATCCAGCTGGTGTTAGAGAAGTACAATTTTCAGACATTAAGGCTAGCGCATATAAAGAAGAAGAACTCTTAAAGAGCGATATGAGATATGCCTCTGGTGTAGATGACTTCTCAATGGGTGGCGGAGGAAATGCAGGAAGTGCTACAGAAGTTAGGCACCTTCGTGAATCCACGCTTGAAAGAGTAAGATTGTTTATCAATCATATGGGCTCTGGCTATGCAGATTTGATGAGATTCTGGTTAGATATGTGGAGACAATTCTCTACTAAAAACATGACAATAAGAATTATAGGTGATGATGGTTTAGAACAATTTCCATTGATCGAGAAGGATGACCTTAAGGGAGAGTTCGATTATAAGGCAATGGTAGTTCCATCAATAGCTGGTAAGAATGATATAGATAAAAAGCAAGGTATGGACCTATTCCAGTTGCTTATTAACCTTCCATTTATTGATCCAAGGAAGCTTACTTCAAAGGTTTTACATAGTTGGAATTGGAGTTTAGATTCTGTTTCTAAGCAAGAAGAAGGACAGGGGCTTCAAGAAGGAATGCCAGGAGCTGAAGGAGAAGGTCAACCACCAGAAATGACACCAGAGATGATGGCTGAGATGCAAGCACAAGTTGGTGTACCACAAGCAAGACAGAAGATGCCTAAGATAAACGGAGGAGCAATCCCACCTGGAGCTGCTAAGAGTGTATTAGCTGCGCTATCATCTGGAGGACAAGAGGGTTTTGCGGAAGCTTCTAACCCAATAAACTTATTAAAGTCTGGTAGTTTACCACCGACAGTTAAAGGCGTTGGCAAGACAACAAACCCAAGGGGTTTGAATAGGACTGGTAAGGTCAACACTAATATCCCTTTGAAGAAAAATTATTCACAGGGCTCTAATGAATTAGGAAAAGCTGCTAACATACAGCGATAAAAACATATGGTAACAAATATGAGAAGAAATCCTGGAGATAGGTATGCGAAGTTACGCTTCAATGCAACTGCGCAGACAAGAAATCAAGGCCAAAGTAACCGTGACATAGCAATGAAAAGAATAGATGGAGCTAAAAGGAAGAGAGAAAGTAAGGGCAATATGTATGGTAGGCCTACGGGTTCAGGTGCAAAACCACAACCAGGAATGCCTA